GATGTTATTGCCGTGTCTACGGGCTGCTTCAAGGGCTGACAGACTCCCCTGCGGTTTGATAGGGGTATGGTCTCCATGGACTGCTATCCAGTTAGGCGCAAGGGTAAGCGGGTTCTTATGAAAGGTAATGCCTAGCTCGTCAAACTTCATAAACTTCTCAAAGCGCAGCTCTGGCAAGGATAGGAAAGACGGCACCTTCTTCATGATGGTGTGGTACAAACGATCCGTGTGATTGGATCTTATGCAGTCAGAAACCTGCAAGTCCCATAGCAGGTCGACGCATCTGTCTCGGTCTGCAGCTAGGGTCTGCTCGTAGGCTAGAGGTGTGCCCTCGCTCCACTTGCTAATGGTCTGGAAGTCAATCTCGTCACCGATGGTAACTGTCTGGTCTGGCTTAAAGGTCTTGAGGAATCGTGCTACGTTCTGGACTACATGGACATCCTCGAAAGGAACCTGTAAGTCTGACAGGATTACGATCTTCTTCATTAGTCCTCGTCATCGTCCTCGTATGGCATCGGGTCGATTTTGTCCGGGAGCTTTGGAAGTATCCAGTCAGGATAAGCCATAGGCTCTACTATGATTGCAAGAGCTAGCTCGACACTCATACCTGCTCTTCGCAGGGCTTTGTACATCTCATTTATAGAGATTGCCCATGCATCTAAAGCGCTATAAGTATCTAGGTCGATAGCCTTCTTGCGTGCCATAGTTTTATTTTCCCTTAAGTAGTAGCTCCAACATAGCTTCGACACGCACTAGGCGGTCGTTCATTGACGAGCCGCTATTCGGCTTGAGTTCCGCGAGATAGTGCAAGATGACAAATCGTAAGAGAGCAGCCGTTCCAGTTAGAACCGTCGCGCAGATGGCTACAATCGCAGCCCAATCCTGGTAGCTCACTTCTTGTCGATGACATCTACTGCTGCTTCTACTGCATCTACTGCAATATCTGCAAGGGACTTCTTGGCACGGTATGACTTGATAGCCTGACGAATTACTGGGATGGCAATTAGTCCTAGCCCACCGATAATTACTGCTTCCATTAGTTGCCTCCTAGCATTGGGATATTAAAGAACGAAGAGTCTGCATCGCCCGCTTTAGTAAATGAGATATGGCAATGATGATTGTGCTTATTAATGCCATCGTAAGGACGCCAAGCCCAAGCCTTCTTAGAGCTGGCAATCTTTCCATCGAAGATGACATAGGAGATGCGCTTATCTCCTGCCTTGGCAGCGAGTCGAATCTGATCCGCAATGTCGGGCATGAGGTCGGGCTTAGCTGTACCAGATACATCTCTATCGACATCAATGGCGCGAACAATCCCAGTTGCCTTATCAGGGTTGTGGTCACTAGGACGCGCTGAATGGCGTGTATCGCCAACCCATCCATCGGAACGACGATCTCTATCCGGGAAGCTGTCATCGAATTGCTCCCTTAACTGTTGTCCGGCTTTACAGAGAATAGGCTTCATGAGAGGAGGAGTTCTGCTTCCTCGGCTGTGATGCCTAGACGCTCGAGGAGTCCTGCCTTCTGCTCTGCCTTGAGTGCAGCGTTAGTCGCTTCTTCTGCCTTGGCTGCCTCATTAGCGATAATCATCTCTTCGCGATGTGCGATGAAATCTTCTTTCGCCTTGCCAGTAAGCTCAATAGTCTCTTCGCCAACTTGAATAAAGATCTGCTCTTGTGTTGTCATGTTAGCTCCTATTTGTTATAGCCGTAAAGTGAATATGAACCTGTAAGCGTTCCCGCTGCTGGATAGAATGTAAAGCTGTCGAATGATGTTGTAGCGTTGAAGAAGCCAGAATTAAGCCATTGCTCAGAAGCCATTCCTGAAACTGTGCCTGTGTAGCTTGTGCGAAGTGATGCCTGAGGGTTGAAGATATCCAACTCTAGGGTGTGGGCTTGGTTCGCGTAGAGGTAGGCAAACTTGTTAAATGCGTTATCGGTAGCTCCTCCGATATCGTTAGACGTTCCAGTCGAGGTCTGATATAGCACGAAGAATTGGCTTGTGTAATTGCTTGTGGTGTTATCGCTTCCAGATGCTCGCATTCTTGCCGCGAGGTATTGGTTAGATGCGTTATTAAATGAAGAGATGTTAATAATGAGTTTGTAATTAGTATAAGTTGAAGAGAAGCTACTATTGGCTAGGGATACCGCAGAAGCCGTCGTGAATGAGGCTGTGGAAAGTAGCGTAAGCCCCTGAGTAGAAGCACCGCCTCCACCTACTGCCGCCCACGCTGTACCTGAGTAATACTCTGTAGCGTTAGTGTCCTTGAGGTAGGAGATCATGCCCTCTTGAGGTGAGGCGATGGCTGAGGTGCGGGCTGCCGCATTAGCAAAGACCATAACGACCTGAGAGGCTAAGTATTCATTAGCCGCACTAGCGGTGAGAATGTCACCTGTAGTGAATTCGATATATCCTGCTCCAGCTGCCATTGTTATCTCCTAGTATCCAAGCGTAGACACGCCAATTATACCGTATGTCGAGCTTCCAACGATGAAAGCGTCTGCGATAGGTTCAAGGGTCGTGATTGTTGCGGTCATCTTATTTGGTGTTATATCCCAGTTAATGCCTTGGCATTGTAGGGTCTTTACGATAGTCGAACCATCGGGCTGGACGTTGGTAATCTTCAAGTTATCGAAGAATTGCATCCCGATCATAGTATCCGTAGGGACTGCAGGGTCTAGTAGGTCGACGACCATCTCGTCAATACGGATAGTTGTCTCTTTACGAGTGGCGATATACTCCCGCGCTATGTTCTCAACGATGGTATCTGTCTGCGCTACGAGGTTATCCTGAGTGATGCCATGAGGGAAGTACTTATTAACGCTGGAGGTGTCTGTGACTGTGACAGGTGAGCCACCTACGCGGGTAAAGGTCGCTGTGTTGATAATGAGTTTATCGTCGAATGAGTACTTAAGGTTCTTATATGGAATGCCAGTAGTCTGGTCAAACTCGATAGGAGTAGCAGCTAGGGAGGACATAACCTGAGTACGGTTCTTAAATACTGCCGTGCCTGAGCCGTCCATATAGAACGCGCCAGTTTCGCTAAACTCTGCATTCTTGATAGCCGCTAGGGATGTGCGAGTAGTAGCAGGGTCGGCTACGCAGGTGTTCGAGCCTGTAGCGATGGTACGCATCGAGGTAGGGAACGAGACTTGATCTAATATCTTGCCGATACGAGTGCCTGTGTCCTGCCCTGCACCTGAGTCTGTGACGGTCTGGATGTTAGCCATCTGAAAGAGTCTAAAGCCATCCGAGCAAAGTAGGTCGACGTAGCCTGTCTCCTGCCCTGTAGGGTAGGTGTATTTATACTCGGTGACATATCCAGAGAAGAGAAAATGCTGATCATCGCCAGTAGTGGCAGAGATACGCACTTTACGTAGAGGGCTCAAGTAGCCGTAGTACGGTGAGGATGTGTTCTGAGGGTTGAAATATGAGAGCGGGTCTAATACTCGAACCGTAGCCGTACCCTCTTCATAGGTGTCGCGCTGGATATTGCGCCCACGTCGAATAGCGATTTGGTAGACGTCTGGAGTTAGGTCGATAGTAGGCAAAATGACATCTGACTCACCAAGAGTAGAGACTCCGAGCACGCCATACTTAGCATCGCCAATAACGAAACCTGTACCGAATGTTGCACCGCTGGAGAAATCGAACGATACGGCTATCTGAGCAGGTAAACTCATCCGCCGAACATCCCAGAGATGCGACCAATAACGCTAGGTGCGCCAGATAGGGAGCGCTTCTGTAGACCGTTCTCAATAGCGATTACTAGGTCTTGATCTGATACTACTGAGCCGTTAACAGTTACATAGACGTTACCCGATGCATCGACTCCAGCACGCCCACCTGTACCGCCACCTGTAATAAGGTCTTGAACTGTAGGGGTAAGGCTGGCGAACGATTCACCGCGAGCGGTTGAGCCTGTACTTACGCCACCGAATGAGGCAGCGAGTCGAGCCTTGGCGATAACGCCATCGAGGTAGGCAGACCACGCCGCGAATGGATTCTTAGCATCTGGGAGAGTAGTTAGATCCTTAGCGAGCTGTCCAGTCGAGTTAATAGAGTTAGCAAGTTGAGCAGATAACTTAGTAGCGAGAGCATCGTTACCTGTAAGTAAGGCTAACTGTAACTCTAGGCGTAGCTTCTCTTCTTTAGTGATATCGCCCTGAAGCGCTGCGACCAGACCAATCTTCTCAAGGTCGAATAGAGCGGCTTGCTTCTTTTGTAGAGCCGCCTTCTTCTCTTCTGCGAGGCGCTTCTTAGTTAGATCGAGGATTTCCTTTTCAACTTTTACCTTTTTGCTATTTAAGACTAGGTTAGCCATGTCATTCTTAAACATAAGAGTAGAAGGGTTCTCTAGTTTCTTATTGCTTTCAATCTCGCCGACTTTAGCAATAGCGCCTATTTGAGAGAAAGTAGTAAGTCTATAAGCTCCCGCTAATAAACCTTTAACCCAGCGAGGGGCTGTATCATTCATTCCCTTTAATTGGTTAATCATTGTAGAGAAACCGTAAATAACGTTCTTAGTATTTTCTGCTAACGCTAGCATCGAATCGGCTAGGTCTTGGACGCTAGTATCTCCAGAGAGGAGCATAAGGGAATCAACTAGACCCTTGCCAATAGTCTCCTGAGCCTCACCCGCTGCAGTCTTGAGGACTTCCATCTTGCCCGCGTAGGTCTGGAGGTAAGCCGCATTAGATCCCTTGAACTGGTCATTGAGCTTCTTCTGGACTGCAGCAAAGTCCATAGTTTTCAACTCTGCCTGAGAAAGCCCGAGGTTATACTTCTTTAGTCCCTTAGTGTTACCTACATAGGCATTGGCTAGATCCTGTACTACTGTCCCAAGCTCAACGCCAGAACCGCGTGAGATTTCGATAGCCTGTGTGAGTAATTCCTGAGACTTATAATAATCGCCAGTCTGAGAGATGAGCTTCTGCATGGCAGGACGAAGAACATCGTCTGCGACTCCTGCAGTCTGAGAGAGCTGAGATATGAAGGTCTCCATCTGAGGCGCTGCAAAGGCTAGCCCTAGGTTCTTCATGGTGTTAGCAAGGAGGGCAGCGCTCTTCTCATCCTCGGCGAATGCCTTAACGGATGCCTTGCCAAACGCGACAACGGCTGAAACTGAAAGAGCCGTTCCTAGAGTCTTGGCTAGCTTCTTGAGTCCCTTATCAAACCCGCCTAGACTCTTGTCTGCTTTCTTTAGCCCAGAAGAATCAAAGATAGTGGCAATTCTTACGGCTAAATCTGTGTTTGCCATTAGCGACCCCTCACGTCAATCTGGGACTTGCCCTTAGTAATAACTAGAACCTTATCGACTGACCTCTCAATAGCCTTGAGAACCTGCGCGTTAACCTTGCCCTGATCCTCACCCCATGCTCTAAAGATAAGGCGTCCATTCATCTTACGACTTACGCGACCGCCTTGACCTTCACGTCGCTGGACTTTATAAATAGGTGGAAGAGCGTCGATAAATTGCTTACCCGCTTTAGGGTTGGCAGACTTATTGACGTTGCTAGATGTGTCTATGTAATTGCTGTACTTACCCTTAGTTGAAGCCTGAGGCGGCTGACCGTTAGGACTCTTACGCCCTGCAGTCTCATAGATAGCACCCGCTGCGCTCTTATTGTAGATAGTAGCTAGTGATCTAAAGCCTCTCTTATTAGCCTTTGATGGTGTAGCTGAGAAGGTAATACCGCGCTTAATATCTGAGGCGTTATAGGTGCGATTAGCCCATACTCCGCGAGAGATGCCCCAGCCTGAGAGCGGGGCTGCACTTGGTACGAAACCTTTAGCCCTATTGGTAATGACGCGCAGAAGGCTACCAATCTCCTTCTGGCTTTCCTTCGCAACATCTGGAGCGATTTTCTTAATTGCTCTGCGAAGCTCAAGAACGCCCTTTGCGTCTACTGGCATTCTCTCGCTCCTTCGCTAGATCGTTCAATACTTGGATGTGAGCCTTAAACGCCATCGGGCTTAGGTTCACTATGGACTCGAACGTAACTCCGTACTCATACGACAGACGAGCCGCGGTATAAGTAACGGAGTTACGGTCTAGCCTAAAGGGTCAGACTCTAAGACCTCGACCCCTTTAATGGTCTCAAGGAATGCCTCGCCGAATGGCTTGACTGCTTCCCCTGAGCGACGGATAGATTCCCAGCAAAGCCAGTAGACATCGGACTGTTTCTGATCCTCAATCAAGGCTTTGTGGAAACCTTTCTTAGCAAACTGCTCGAAGGCGTATTCGATTACTGGAGTAATCTCAAACTCCTGTACGGAGTTATCTGCCCTTGTTACCTTTAGCTTTGCCATGTTCTGCCCCTTTGTTTAGTTAATTAAGATGTAGCTACTGCTACTGTACCTGAAACGTTCCAAGTAACTGACTGAGTACCGAGATCGCCTACTGCGCCGTTAATGTCTGTAGTGTTGTTAACGAGGCAAGTCATAGTATAGCTAGGGTTAGTAGCTGAAACTGCTGCGCTTGTCTGCTTAATTACTACAGTTACGTTAGTACCCCAAGCAGCTTGGAGAGTCTGGAGGACTTCACCTGTCGCTGTGTCATTGAGGAAATCAAGTGTTAGAGATGAGGCTTCAAGTCCCTTAACGAACTTGTGACCTGAGTCACCCATCGCAGTTACTTCGAGCTCGTCGAATGTACGGTTGAGTGTTACGGATGTTACATGATCTGAAAGGTCAACAGAGTTAACCGTTACAGATACGCCATTATTCAGAAATACTGCCACGGCTTATTCCTCTTCTTTCTTTGTAGTTGGTTTTGGTGTTGCTGGTGTTACTGGTGGGAGCTGACCAATCTTGATTAGAAAGTCAGCTTGCTCCTTTGTCCAATCGTCCATGATTAGCTCCATTCCGTTAGGGTGCTGATAGCAATATCGCATGTCAGCAAGTCTCCAGAGGGGACTGAGATAACGCTAGGTGCGCTAACTGCTCCCACGTTGAACACAATATTAGATGCCTCTAGTAGCTGGAATACTCGAACTACATCCGCTTCAATTCCTGCAAGGTTGCCCTCATTGTCGAGAAGCGGGACGAGGATAGATAACTTAAAATTAGCAAGAGGCGCTACCGCTGTGTAGTCGTTATTGCTGGGCTCGATGTAAGGGTCTGCAGGTGTGACGATTACAGAGTTAGGGATAGGGCTAGCAGGAGGGAACGAGAACACCTGATAAAGGGAGTTATCGACCAGAGCTGCAGCAATAGTAGATCGTAGAGTAGTTATCGCAGTCATTAGCCGACCATACTTCTAGGGTCTAGGTAAGGCGCGATAAGCCCACGTACGCGTGAGATGAGCTGAGATGACATTGCATAGAATGAACCCATAGAGCCATCTGGAGACATGCCGTTACCTGAGTTAGCCTGTCGAGACTGCCAGATAGATTCAGCAATCATAAGAGCCGCGAGCTGGATGCTAGGGACTGCAGAAGGGTCTAGGTAAGTCTCTGCCGCTACTGTGCCGAAAGGGTTAACAGGATGGTAAGGCGCGGCTGTGTTGTTGTTGCCTGTAATGGCGTAGGTAATTGAGTACTCGCCTACCTCGGTAATGGTCTTACTGCCGTTATGTTTAGATCCATTACCTGTGATGGTTACAGACTGACCAACGTAGTAAGTATCTCTAACGTCAAAGTCGAAGTAGAGAGTACCTGTGTTAGTAGTATTGCTATGACCCATATTAAAGTTAGAGTTATTCCAAATGAAAGGGAGTAGAACATTATCCGCAGCGTCGCATACCTCTTGGAGTGTAGCATCTGCATAGAGTGAGCCAACGCCAAGTGCAGCCTTTAACTCAGCTACTGTACATAAGCTCATTCTCTATCCTTTCATAAGAGCTGGGAGCGAGAAGGGCACTCGCCCCCAGCCGTTCTAATGGTTCGCTAGATTAGCGATTAAGCAACCTGAAAACGGCGCACACCCTTGCCGCTTTTTGCGACATACAAAGCGAGGTAGCCATAAAGGTTGATTTCGATCTCACCTGAAGTAAGAACGTTAACGCGAAGCTGAGTCTGTGGTGACTCCCACGCATAGACGCTGTTAGGTGCAACCAAGAATGCTGAATCGTCTGCGATTCCTGATGCTGAGATGTTGTGATCGACGATGAGGTCTGTACCAAGGATGCCACCGCGAACAGATGTCGCTACTGCGTTACCTGCTGCGTTGTATGTTGGGCCCTGTGCTGAGTAGAGTGGGCGACCTGTTGTGTCTGCGTAGCCTGTGATAGCTGCCCACTGGTCTGTAGATGCGACGAGCTTGTTAGCGAAGTCTCCACCTGTACCCTTGTAAGCTGCTGCGCCTTCTACAGATACGAATGACTGAAGTCCTGCTGCTGTTGTAGCAACGTTAGCTCCTGCTGTACCAGCTGAGATGAACTTAGCGATAAGAGCTGCATCTGTTGCCTTCTCGTACGCCTTGCGAAGCTCTGCCATCATGAGCTCCATGAATGCAGGAGATGAACGGTCAACGAGCTCGAAAGATACGCGCTGGAGACCTGAGAACTTTTCAACTGTTACTGTGTCGTAAGCAGATGTCATTCCTGTCTCAGATGGTGCTGATCCTTCATTGGTGTCTGCAACTGTTGGTGCAACGTCTGCTGAAGATGCGTTTGTGTAGAGGCGTGGGACTGTGAATGACATACCTGACTCTGTGAGAGCCTGACGTGTTACAGCCTCGAATGCTGGGCGACCTGTAAAGGTGTCTGTAATGAATGTGTTGAGGTGCTGAGGGAGTGTCAGACCTGTGTTAGTAGATGTTGAATCATCTGCTGCACGAACTGTGCGACGTGCCTCGTCATCTCCGAGGGCTGCCTTGATGTTTGCTTCGAGGTACTGTGCGCCTGTGATTGGTGCAGTACGCTCCTTGACGTAGTGTGATGCCGCAACTGTTGGGCGAGCCGCTTCTACTGCTGCTGCTTCAACTGCTGGAGCTTCTACCTGAGTGGTTTCTTCCACTTGTGGCTCGCTTTCTGGTTGGGTTTCTTCAGCAGGAAGAACTTCTTCTGCTGCAATCTCTAGCACCTGAGCTGACTTAAAAGCTGGCTCTGTTACTAGGGAAACTTCTTTTAACTTAGCCGCTGATACGACTGTGTGACCATCGCGTGATGGCTTTGATGCGATTACTTCTGCACCGATTGAAAGTCCTGATACCAAGCCTTCTTGCGCCATAACGAGAGCATCGTTACCGCCTGTAGATCGTGAGAGCTTAAAGGTTGCATAGATTCCATCTGGGCGAACCTCAGCTGCAGTCATGCGGCCTACTGGCTTCTTCATGTCGTGCTGGCTTAGGAGCTTAATCTTTGAGATGTCTGAAACGTCAATTGAGCCAGCTTCGAACACTACGCCGCCCATATTGGTATAACCGACTTCGCCTGTACCCATTGGCACAATCTTGCCTGAGATTTCGCGGCGTTCTTCTGAGCACTCAATAGATGCTGCTTCGATGTATAGGGTTTCCATTAGCTGATTCCTTCGCTTCCGTTAGGAGTTAGGTCAGTCATTTCCATAGCTTGCTCTGGA